TTCGTGCTGTTGCATATGCTGATGTTCCTGGAGCTGCATCGAACTCACCTTTGTAAGCCCAAGCTGCAAAGCCTGCTGCTGTACAAATTTCTGCTTTAAGTGAGTTGCCTAGAGCACCGGCCCATTTGCCGATCCAAGCACCTACATTGGTATCACCTGAGTCAGCACCAAACGCTGATTTAACTGTATCCCAATGATCTTTGTTGTTCACATTAGTTACTGTTGTTGATGATGATGTAGCGTTTTTCGCCACTGATGTGATTTCGCGGATCACATACATGGACGATGAATATCTTAGAAACTGTGCTGCAGACAAAAAGTCTACTGCATTAGTTGATGTTGGAGATCCAAAGACTTCGGCAAGCTGTGCCTCTGTGCCGACTTTTGTCGCTATCTTTGCTGGACCCCAGCGAAAATCACCAACGATTGCGCCAGTAGTTGATTGTACGTTTGGTACGAAACCAGACAGATCAACTTCTTTGACTGTAATCGCAGGGGATTCAGAGGGACTAAATACTGCCATTTCTCTTTTCCTTTTGAGTGTAATGATAAGACTGCATGATAAGGTTATGTTCAATTATCATTATTTATACGTTTTAAAAAGTCAGTAAAATTCTTCGACCCAAGGCTTCTTTTCAAGAGCCCACGGGTCTGGTTCGGGTTCTTTGTATATTTCATCAAGCCCATCATCAACAAAGCCAAACGGAACCATATCATTCTCAATTTCAGCCATACGTTGATTAAATAATAAGTCTTTCATATTAACATCAGATAGATCAGAGAACTGTGTACCCAATGTAAAGTATCCAAACAATACTAAGTTCATCATTAGATCGTCGTGGTTACCATCAGAAGCTTCGTACGATTGACCCTTTGCAACAAATGTTGATATCTCAATAATAGTTTCTTGATCGTTTAGTTTTAATTTCCTACCTTCAATAATATCCTTGATTGTAGAACAACCCAGTCTCTTAACCTTCTTATTCATTGTTACACCTAGGCCATTAGACTTCATAGCTGACTCTACATGTAGATCTTCATACTCTAATTCATAGTAGAGTCCATTACATACAATGGTACCCTGGTCGTTGTTCTCAACAATCACATATGCTTTGTTATATGTTAATGCATACTTAGCAATGATATTAGGAAATAGAATTGGCGATATCTTATTGTTTCTATAAACACACACTTGTTCAAATGGTGTTACTGATGTATCTATAATGTTAAAAGTAGAATAATCTCCTCCAACACCTTTAGCAACATCAACAACACAAATGTAGTTATGACCCTTCTCAACCTCCTTGTACACTAGCAAAGCACCTCCCTCAAGGTGTCTAATAGGGTCAATGGCTCTAAGTTCCATTAAAGTTCCACCATCAATTAAGGTATCACCTGTACCAAAAAAAGTGTTACCAAACTCTTGATCAAACTGTAGCTTAGAAGTATTTGATATTGTTTGTGTTTGCCAGTCCTTATCACGTCCAGGAACATCCCACCAATCAACTCTGAAAGGTATGTATTCGTTTGTCTTTTGAACAGCACCTTCCCAAAGTTTATGATACATGTTACCAATACCATTAGCTGTAGAAGTTATAATAACTTTAGTATCCTTACCAGATGATACAACAGGATATGTTGATGTGTAGAATGTAGCAGCATCTTCGACAAATGCAAACTCATCGAGGTAAAGTAAGTTAACAGACATACCACGAATTGATGATCCAGATGTGGCGGCTGCAACAATCTTAGAGTTGTTAGAGAATTCTATTGATCTTTTATTGAGAGCTTTTGTCCCAGGCTGTAAGAAGAAAGGAAGGTTCTCTAACATAAGAGTAACACGGCTTAACATCTCTTGCGATGTAGCACCTTTGTTAGCTAGAATAGCAACAGTCTTGGTAGCATTGAATACAGCATAGTGAAGTAGATAGGCTACTGAGGATATTGATTTGCCTGATTGTCTACAAGCAAGAACAATAGAGAATCTATTCTCCGCAAAGTGATTGAACATCTTTTCTTGATAAGGATAAAGATCAAAGTCGACCAGCCCCTTATCAAGGTGTATAACCTTGCAATACTTTCTTGCGAAGTATGCTGGATCATCTCTACATTTGATATATTCATCTACTTCATACTGAGTGTATTGAGTAGTAGCACCGTCACGCTTTACGTTAGAGTTGCCATTGTAAGTATCATTCATGTTCTATTTCATTAACAGGCTTCATCAACATCTTCTGCAAGTCTGCAGTAGATCCAACAAAAACATTATTGTTTGTAGTAGGTCCTGCTAATGCAGGAGGCTCATCAGTCTTTGATATGTCTTTTTGTTTCTTATGAAGATCTAGTAGATTGTTAGATACATCTGCCATATTCTTCATCATACCAGATAGTACTTCAAATGCACGGGGATGTTCTGTAGCCTTAGCTACTTCCATCATCTCTTCAAGAGCTTCTTCACCCTTAACAAGAATATTGTATTGGACTTGTCTAACGAACTTAAAGTCGTCGTTTACATTGTCGCTATCATTCTGACTCATAATCGTATACTTCCAAGAATCCATAATCACTATCAGCACTTACACCACCAGGCGTAGGAGTTGTTGTTATAGTTAGGTAATCACTATCTGCAATGTCCTTAGTATCTATATCAAACTTCATGGTCGTTGTATTAATAACTTTGCCGTCATTAACAGGTCCATAGAAGTTGACCTTCATCTCAAATGTAAGGGTATAGATTATCATTCTTCGTTGTTCTACAGCACCTTCATAATCATCGGAGAAGTCTACACTTTGAATAGTTATGGGAACATCTTCTTTAACATCTGGGTAATCTGCAAAAGGTTTTATTGTCACAGTATATTGTGGCTTAAAGAAAGGTATGATCTGTTCTACAATCTGTAAAGCATCGGACTGTGTCTTAGTCATGACATTTAATTGAAACGAAATATTATATGGTACAGATGATTGGAACTTAGATCTAAGAGTACTAGATGCTCCACCTTGGGTAAAGTTAGCACTCTTTTGCAATTGTCTTTGAGCATCATAGCTCATGCTTATAATTTCAAAGGACATTCTTGGTAGCTTCAGCGCAACACGTTGCCCATCTGGTAAATCTGCTTGTTCTCTAATACGCTCTAAATATTTATCTTTAGGAGCATATGCTAATGGAACTTTAACTTGACTGAGAGCTGCTCCAGCTGAGTTCTTCCGTATAACATACACATCATTAAACAGTTTACCAAATGTGGCAACTGACTTTCTGATACGTTCGTGGTAGAAATATGTAAACATTAATCTGGTTCTCCAAATGGGTTTGATTCAGAGAAGTCGAGGAAGTCGGTTAGTGTGTCAAAGTAATCATTCTGCTCATTTGCAGATATTTGATTATCTTCTGTCACAGCCGTAACACTAGCAATGGAAGTTGTACCTACTATTTGAGTACCTGTAACAAAGTTGTGGAACTTGCCATCACTACCTCCAGCATGAATAACCCCAAGTTTATTGGTACTTGGATTCCAAGTNGCNACTTCNCCTGACATAACAACACCAGACGCTAGAGTTTGATTGACTGTCTCGCCTATTACAAAACCTTGTGAAGCACTATCTAGAGTGAGATTGTACGTATATGCATAATCAGCTTCAATATCATCAATCGCTTCAACATTTGTATCAAAGTCCTCATCGCTATACTCAAACAATTCACAACGAAGTTTGTATGTTGGTAAGTTCTGTAGTTGATAGAAAGGTTGTTCATGTTCTACATGAGTAATTTGAAATAGCTTCTTTGAGAAAGGAATGTAAAGTAAATCACCTTCTGCAGGTCTTGCTATTGTTATTTCATTATCATGTCTATAAACAGTTTGTTGCCATCTACGACGAGATACAATCATTGTTGCTTGATCTCTAATCTCTACACCAAATTTAGTGAATAGATCACCTTCTCCGTCAAAGCCCTCTGTGTTCTCTACGTACATCTCAATCTTATATGATGAGTTAAATCTAGATGGAACATCTTCTCCAAAGAACTTATCTTCGTTAACAATGTCTCTTGGAAGATAATAAATATCTTGACCGTAGATCTTTAAAGATTCTATAATGATGTCTTCGTAAAGACCTTGTTCTGATCTTACTGATTGACTGAAATATGGATTAGTTGCCATTGTTTATCCTACAAAGAAGTCTGCTGGCATCTCATGTTCTAGTCGTAACGATTCTCGTAGACGATCTATATCACCAGTTGCGTCATCATACAATTGTCTACCATTAAGCATAACACCACCAGGCAATTGCATTCCCTCAAACTTCATAAGGTTTGCACCCCATTGTTGTTTGATAAGAGCGGTTGTATATTCTTTCAACCACATATCATTATAAACACTCGTGTATGTGTTAGGGTTGATTGTTTCATAAACTTCTGCTACAATATAATCCCCAGCTTTGATGTCTCCATCAGCAAACTCACCAAATATATATAATCTATTCTGTTTACGAGAGAACTGTACTTGTGGTGTACCATTTAATCTCATATCAAGTATAGAAAGATATTGTTGCATCTGCTCATAGTAAGCTAGATCACCAATGTATGAGTGCATATTGGCAATGTCGTTTAGATGCAATTGATACTTAATATCAAAGAAGTTCCTTGACATAGCATCACCATGAACTTTAAACATCTTAGAAACATATTGTACACTAGTGCTGAGCGTGATGTATTCGTTAGCTACATCATCTGCTGTAACTAAATGTTTAACGTATGTTCTCAGTGTAGCATCTGAATGAAACTCTTGGTAGTACTGCAGAGCTTCATCTACTCGATCTTCTTGCTGATCAGGATCAACATTGATCTCAATTACAGGATCGCCAAGACGACGAAGACAATACTCGATTAATGTATCTCTTGAATTTGGATTTGCCATTGTTTATTCCTGTTCTTATACAGTTCTATTTATAAGAGTTTATAGCTCGTCAGAGTCATGTAAATACTGATCTGGGAATTGTTCTTCATGTGCTGCAAGCATTAATGCTTCAGTATCAAACTCCTGTACAGTAGCATCATCACGATATGATACA